GTTAAGTGTCTTATGGGCGATAGTGGCGATAATGTCCCTGGTGTGCCTGGCGTTGGACCTAAACGTGCTCAGCAACTTGTTGAAGAGTATGGTACTACCTGGGATATTATTAGTAGTATTCCTATACCTGGACGTTATAAGTACATTGAAGCGATTAATCAATCGAAACAACAACTAGAATTAAATTATCAACTAATGGATTTAGTAACCTATTGCCAAGATGCTATAGGTGCTGAGTATTGTAAACAAATTGACGAAACCCTAGAACTATGCTTAAAGTAAATAGAACAACAGAATTTAATAATATTAATCGTAAGTACGACCATAATCGTGATGGCAAAATACAACAAGTAGTAGAGTGTAGAGTAGATAATGCAGCATACTTACCAAAACGCGCTAATCCCACAGATGCAGGCGCAGACCTACGCAGCACCGAGGCATTTGAATTATTTCCTGGAGAATCGAAACTTGTTGATACTGGTGTAGCGGTAAAAATTCCAGAGGGCTTCGGCGGGTTCGTATTTAACAGATCGGGACAAGGAAAAAAGCAAATTATACTGCTTAATTCAGTAGGCGTTATTGACAGTGATTATCGTGGAAATATAAAAATATTGCTAAAAAATATCAGCGATAACAAGTACAAAATTGAGGTTGGAGACAGAATTGCACAACTGGTAATTATGCCAGTTATCCTTTGTGATTTTGTAGACAGCTGGAATGATACAGAACGAGGTACTGGAGGATTTGGCAGTACTGGACAATAGGAGACATTATGCAAGTAAGCACACGCGCACAGGTAATCACTAGACGAACTTATAATCGTCCTACTAGTGATGATGGTAAACAATTTGAAAGCTGGCAACAAACTGTTAGACGAGTTAGAGAACACCAGCATTGGTTATGGGAACGAGCAGCAGGACGTCAGCTTTACTTCCACGAAGTAGCAGAACTAGATGAACTAGAAAAGCTCATGCTAGAGCGCAAAGTATTAATGGCTGGACGTACACTGTGGTTGGGCGGTACACCAGTAGCACAGACTAGAGAAGCTAGTCAATTTAACTGTAGCTTTACTCAAGTAGAAACAGTATATGATGTAGTAGATTGTTTGTGGCTACTACTGCAAGGTTGTGGTGTGGGCTTCAAACCTATTGTAGGCACACTAAATGGATTCTCAAAACCAATTAAAAATATTCAAGTTGTTAAGAGTCAACGAACAGCTAAGGGCGGACTTGAACACAATGTTGAAACCTGGGACGCCAGTACAAAAACTTGGACAATTCAAGTTGGAGACAGCGCAGAGGCCTGGGCCAAGTCTATTGGAAAGCTGCTTGCGGGCAAGTATCCTGCTGATACTCTTGTACTTGATTTTAGCCAATTAAGACCTGCTGGAGAAAGGTTAAAAGGATATGGATGGATTAGCAGTGGTGACAGTGCTATCTCAAAAGCTTATGTTGCAATTGCCAACATACTTAATGGTCGTGCCGATAGTTTGCTTACTCGCATGGATATATTGGATATTGTTAACCATTTGGGAACAATCCTGTCCAGTCGTAGATCGGCTGAAATCGCTCTTTTTGACTATGGTCAACCGGAATGGCAAGAATTTGCAATAGCTAAAAAAGATTTTTGGTTGTATGGACGTGAGCACAGACAACAATCAAATAACAGTTTAGTGTTTAAAGAAAAGCCTACTCGCCAAGAGCTTAAAGAAATATTTAATCTTATGCTAGAGGCTGGTGGTAGTGAACCAGGATTTATCAATGAACAAGAAGCTCTTAGACGTGCTCCGTGGTTTAAAGGAGCGAATCCCTGTGTCGAAATCCTCTTGGGCAACAAGTCCTTCTGTAATCTTACAGAAACGGACATCTCCAAGTTTAAAGGTGACACTGCCGGATTACACGATGCGATCAGACTGGCTGCCAGGGCTAATTATCGTCAGACCTGTGTTAACCTTAAAGACGGGATCTTACAAGAAGCATGGCACCTTAACAACTATTTCCTACGTCTCTGCGGGGTTGGTTTAACAGGTATTGCAATGCGTCCTGATATGACTAGTTACGATTATGAATATCTCAAGCGCACTGCTACTAGTAGTGCCATTTCAATGGCCGATGAATTAGGACTACCACGTCCTAAGAATGTTACTTGTATTAAGCCGAGTGGCACGTTATCAAAAATCATGGATTGTACAGAAGGAGTACACAAGCCACTAGGCAAGTACATTTTCAACAATGTGCAGTTTAGTACATACGATCCAATGATTCCCCTATTACGAGACGCCGGTTATAAAGTGATCAATCACCCCACAGACCCAACCGGCGTACTTGTAACATTCCCAGTAGAATGGAAAGATGTACCATTCCACAAAGAAAACGGTAAAGAAGTTAATCTTGAAAGTGCTGTTTATCAGCTAGAACGATATAAATTGCTGCAAACTAGCTGGACTCAGCAAAATACTAGTGTAACTATTAGTTATGATCCTAGTGAAGTACCAGAGATTATTGACTGGTTACTAAATAACTGGGATTGCTATGTAGGCGTAAGTTTTATCTATAGAACTGATCCTACTAAAACTGCACAAGATTTAGGTTATCTCTATTTACCGCAAGAAGTAGTTGATGAAAAAACCTATAAAGATTATGTTTATAACCTAAAACCGATTGACATTGAGTCGGCTAATAGTTTTGATGAATTATTAGACGATGAATGTGCTAGTGGAGTATGTCCGGTAAAATAAAATCATGGATAAAGAACTTACATTTACATTTACAGTACAAGAAGCAAATACACTATTAGCTGCCTTACAGGAATTACCTGCTAAGATAGCTAATCCTCTTAGTAATAAGATTCAAAAACAAGCTCAACCACAGCTACCAAATACTGAGGACGAACAACCAAGTATTTAAACAATAAAAAAGCCCGCTATAAGCGGGCTTTTCTTTTTTATAGTGGTGTATCTTGATCACTATCTTCTACATCTATACTATTGTCATCATCCATACTGTCCAATTCACTAAAGATATTAATTAGTATATCACGATATGGTTGATCTACTTGATGTAAGTCTACTAAGTATACATCTAAGTGGTCGTTACGTAACAATTCAGCATGATACATAAATTGACCAAATGCTTCTAGTTCCTCACTAATATTATTGTTAGCATAATCTTCAATTACTTGGGCGGCCATCATGCGTACTGGTTTTGGCACAAGACCTTTTTGTGTAAGTTTTATTAATTGTAGTGCTTTTCCTTCACGTTCTCGCATAATTTGATTGCGTTTAGCACTACTCCAACTATAGCCACCGTCTCCGCCCCAAAGATCCCAAGCTACACGGCCTTTACTAGGAAAACCTTCTTCTCCACTATTAAAACCAGTTGCTCGTTTATCTACTTCATGACGACTAAAAAAGCTGTACATACGTAATACTGTGCTAGCAGTAAGTGGATCACGATCTTTTAGTTGGTTAGCCCTGGCTAAGCCAACAAGCGTACCGCCTGGTTTACCTTCTTGTTTCCATTTAAGTGCTCGTCTAGCGGCACTAGCCATGCCGCTTGTTGGTTTATATGTCTTAGCCATACTACTCCTTAATTTCTATATGCCATTATAATATCTTTACATAGTTTACTGCGAACAATATCTGTATCCATAAATCTAACAACCTCTATGCCATCTATACGTTCTAATCGCTTAGCTGCATCTTCTAGTCCGCTGTTATCAATATCACTTTGATCTTGATCGCCACTAACTATTATTTTACAGTTTTTACCAACGCGTGACAAGATCATTTTCATCTCATCCTTGGTTGCATTTTGTGCTTCGTCTAGGAGGACTATGCAATCATCAAAAGTAGTTCCACGCATAAATCCTAGCGGTTTAGGTTCTATATCTTTTTTATTGAGTGCATATTCGTAAAATCCACGTCCAAGACTACGCATAAATATTTCATTAAATGGTTCTAAATATGGTGCGTATTTTTCTTCTAAGGTACCTGGTAAAAATCCAAGTCCGCGGCCTGTTTCAACGTTCGGCCTAGTTAATATAATTTTTCTTATACGCCGGTGAAATAATTCACCAGCAGCATAAGTTGCAGCAATATAGGTTTTGCCAGTGCCTGCGCTACCTATACCAAAAATTATATCGTTTTCATGTATTGCCCGCAAATAGGCTTCTTGAATGTAGTTTAGTGGCTTAACATCCCTAAAACCAAATTCTAGCGGAATTACATTTCTTTGTTTTTTAGCACTGCTTTTGCCCATATTAATCCTTATAAGGTTAGTCAAAGATTACTTCTTATCTGGTACTTTATGACCATCTAATTTTTCGTGAACCTTAACTTCCTTACAAACCTGTTCTGGTTTACCATCTTTACCAACTACAGGCTTACCATCCTTCATTTTATCAATACAAGCTTTTTCTTTTTTAGCTGGAGCTTTTTCTTCTGCTTTTTTAGGAGCATCTGCTAATGCTGCTGTTGCTAAAAAAGTTGAGGCTAATAGTGCTAACAAGGTTTTTGTCATATTTACAACCCTTTATAGTTCTGGAAATGTTGGTTGAGGTGGCTGTGGTTTGCCTCCAAAACCTACGGTTACTTGTTGATTACCACCAGGAGTACCTATACTAATACCACCGTTACCAACGGTAACTGTAGGTATCATAGTTGGCGGTGGGCTTGGCGGCTTATCCCAACCTTTATTTGCTGCTTGAAGTGCCTGTTTTTGTGCTTCTTTATCACCACTGGCTAACATAATACCGCTTAGTGTACCTGTTAAAAATGTGGCAATAGGTATAATTAGTTCAAAAAACTTATTATCTACAGGACTCATACCATTCATTGGTTGTGTTACAAATATTAAACTGTAAAGAACTACGAACACGATTCCAAATAATGTCATAGCTAGTACTACACCAATAATAAACTTAAGTCTAGCCATTAACTCATCTTCGGTATAGCGCGGGCCTTCCCATAGGTCTTTAATCATTTACAATCCTTTGCTGGTGGTTGTTGCGGTGCTACTGGTCGCTGTTGACCACCAACACGTTCTTTTTCATATGGAGTTAAATCTTCTGGACAAGTACCGTTTGCACTACAATAGGGTCGTTTACAAACCTTATGATCCCAATTATCAGGATTTTGACAAGGATAACGATACATATCACTACAACCAGCTAATAGTAGTGTTAATAATAATATTCGCATAATACCTCTATTTATTAGCTAGTGGATTATCAAGTGCTTTTTTCAAATCTTCATTGATTTTTCTATCTAAGGCTTTTAATTTTGCGTCTACTTCACGATTATTAGCAGCTATAGCCTTGGCATTATCAGCACTCATTTTGTTCATCTCTTTAGTAGCAGCATTTAAACTGGCATCTGCTGCACGTTGTATACCGCGTACTTCAGTTTTAATTTCCGTAACAGTTTTGTCTATTTCACGTTGTTGTTGTTTATTACTGGTTTCTACCCCTTCAACAACTTTTTCTAATCTGCGTATATCATTTTTAAGATCATTTTTAATATCACGGGTATATTCAGCTGTTTTATCGCTGCCTTCTTGCACAGCTTTAGCAGTTTTAGCACTATTTTCTTCAATAACTGCTAAACGTTTATCAAACTCGCTAAAGTCAGGCGATACATATTCAGCAATTTTCTTTTTCATACCAATATAATCTTTATAAACTTCAAAAGCTCCATATAGTGCACCTAATACGCTACTTAAGATTGTGGCTACAACCATTAATTTAGCTGGAGTAAAATCATAACCACCTACACTAATAACAGTATCTTTACTAGCATACTTTTTTGCGGCAGCTTCTAATTCTTCAACTTTTTTATCTAAGTTTACTTTTTCTTCGCTCATTATCTACTCCTATATTGTAGCTCAATCATTTCTTGATGAAGCCTATCACTACTTAATTGACGTAATGCGCGCTGGTTATCTACTACACGTTGGTTACGATAAATTTCTTTGGGAGCATAAAACGCAACATCTGTTAATGCTATAGTATAACTATTGAAGCCAACAGGTGTTTTAGCTATAGTATCTATAGAAACTCCTACTGCAGCATCATTGTCTTGTATATTACTCTTAACTTGTTGTGTTTGGCTTTGTTCTTTATCACTATTTGTATTTTGCTGTTTAGCATCTAAAATAGCATTAATAGGGTCTGCTTTATTTGTTAAAAAACTGCTACTAATAACAGGCGTTTCCGGTAGTTGATTAGCCAACGGATTAAGTAAAGATAGTGAATTAGTTATTGTTTGCGTAGACGTTGCTTGATAATTTTGAAAACCTATATTGCTAATATTTAGTGTTCCAGTATTTATCTGATTAGTTGTTATATCGGCCTGCGTAGTATTAGTTAAACTATAAATACTAGTTTGTGTTGGGGGTTTATAGCCTTGTTCTTGTTGTGATAAGTTTACAGCTTGAGTTTGTATTGACTGATTTTGTAGGTGTAATGTAGAAGTTTGTTGAGCTCCAGGTAGTTTAAATATTTCTGTAGTCGAGCTACTAGGTGCTTGAAATAGTGATAGAGACTGCAAACCCTTATTATCTTTAGTTTCAATAGTAGCTTGCTGAATAGGCATACTATTCTGAATACTATCTTTAGTTAATTTTTCAGCGGCTTTTTCAGCTTGTTTAACTGTTTGCAAGGCAATTTTATCAGTTTCTTTTATAGCATTGTCTGCTGCCTGCATTGTTATTTTTTCTTCGCGATTTTGATTATCTTGAATTTTAAATAGTGTATCAATTAATCTATCTGTATCAACTTCAACATAACCTTCTTCGTAACGATCATCTTGTTTAACAACGTCTACATCTTTGTTTTCTTTTGGTGGGGGAGGTGGGGGTAATGTTTCCACACTATCTGCGGAATTAGTAGACGTCTTTGTATCAGTTGTTGGTACAGTATTATTCTTGGCTAATTCTTGAATAAAATTTGGGCACTCTGGACTAAATAGTGGATTATTTTTACAAGGATCTGGTTTGTATCGTAATTGAAAATTAACACTAGTAACTTCAGGCCCATAAGGTCCTGCCCAGTAATTGTTATCCATGCCTATAAAACCAAATTGAACATTACCAACTTGATTTTCTCTATACCCAATTTTAGTATTTTGCCACGTTTCTGTGTAAGAAAATGTTGTCCAGTTATGTATATAGTTTAAGTTATAATTAAAAGATTCTATAACTTTTGTGTCACCAGAACTGTACAATTTTACATAAGCCGATAAAACATCCTGCCTACCATCATCCCAACCATTACCATTTTTTGACGTCCAACCAAACGTAAAACCAGTAGTAACTAAACCAGTTCCAGCATATGGCAGTGCTTTAGCAACATTTACTCGTTGGTGTAAGTCAACCATACCAAATGAAAAGTTAATATCTCCACTAGGTCTAACAATTGGGTTGGGCCCACAATAGCCAGGATCACCCCAAGCCCAACATGTTAGTGAGTTTTGAAATGTTGCATTTTGCCATGTACCAGTACTTGCAGTTGCAGTTTGAGTATTATTTACTAAATTGCCCGTTATGTCAATACTAGCAGTTTGAGCAAAGCCTGGCACTATAGATATTATCATTAATACAGCTAGTATTGACCATGTTATTAGTCTATCCTTCATATTAGCCTTCTTTTACTAGTTTAGGCATTTTATCCGGATTCTTTAACCAAGCTTCTTTTGCTTTTTCACCAATTAAACCTTCATAGGGGCAAGGAGTGCCTGCCATCATCATAGCATCAAATACTCGTCTATCTTGACACATAGTAGCTACAGCAGCTACTTTCATACCCATATCATATAGCGTTTTGCTCAATTTTAATCGTTCACAATTCATATCTCGTTGCGTACCACCTAGGCTCATACCAAATATTTGTGTTTGAGCTGCACCGCTAACACCAGTAGTACACAAGTCTGGACTGCCACCACTCATCATAGCAGGAGCTATTGCTGTTGGTGGAGGTTGAATTACCTTTTGCGTAATAGTTGTATCATTAATATTACGATTAGTCATGTCTCCAGTTTGAATATTAGTATTAGTGTTTGCATTTGTACTAACACTTGTATTTTGATTAGTGCTAGTACTAACACTTTGACTAATATTTCTGTTAGTCATATCGCCAGTTTGAACATTGTTAACAGTACTTGTACTAACATTGTTATTGTTATTATTATAAGTCATTGTACCAGTATTAATGTTTGTATTTGTACTGGTAGTAGCATTATTATTGTTATAGGTCATAATGCCACTATTAATATTTTCATTTTTAACAGTACTAGTGCTTGTACTATTGCTCTGATTAATATTAGTCATTGTGCCACTATTAACATTATTGTTATTATAGGTCATTGTACCAGTATTAATGTTTGTATTTGTATTATTTGAAGTAGTGCTATTATTATTGTTATAAGTCATAGTACCAGTGTTAATATTATTATTTGTATAAGTAACACTACCACTAAGTGCATTGTTATTATTATAGGTTACACTACCACTCATACGATTATCATTAATATTAGTAGCTGTACCACTTTGTACGTTATTATTTGTATTTATACTTGTACTGGTACTAGTATTTTGATTAGTATTAATGCTATTGCTATTTACAGTACTGATGCTCGTACTATTAGTATTGCTAGTACTCATGTTATTAGTTGTAACTGTACTAGTACTATTACTGGTGCTATTTGTATCTACTAAGCTTCTGCCACCATCATAATTGCCTTGATCAATTAAGGTAGTAGTACTAGTAGTTGTTCCACCAGTACTAGCCTGTGTGCTAGTATTTTGTGCAAGGCTAGGTGTTACTAAGCCAATTAAGATTGTAAAGGCTAATACTACTCGTCGCATATTAGTCTCCTAAATTAAATATTAGTGGCTTAGTATATGTAAGCAGTGTTCGTAATGCTTCTTTCTATCCTCTAAGCCAATTGTTCCACCATTAATGCGTTTTGTAAGTGTAAGTATATCGCGTTTGTCTGCCCACTGGTTAAGATTATTTGATTCCCAAAACCAGCATGCGCTTTGTGCAGCACCTTCAAAAGTTTCCATATATTCTGACGCTTCTTCTGGTGATATATGCAAGCTAGCAGCAAACCAGCTGTAATTATCACGACCAGTTACCTGTATAAGACCACGTCCACAAAATTTCCAGCCATCACCAGACTCCTCAGGACCGTTACCCATGCGATTAGCATAAACACGGTTAGCAATCTTTTGTGGTTGTTTTTCGTATTGCTGCGCCAATGCGTCCGTAGGAAAATACTTAGGAAAAACTTTACGCAAGCTAGCCCATTTATAATTTAAATTTTCTTTAATAAAAACAAAACCACCTGACTCGTGTGCACATTGTGCTAGGAAGGCTGCTATACGATCTGGAGTATTTATTTCATATTGTGGTAGTAGCTGCTCTAGCGCATGGTGCCAGTAGGTTACATATTGATTTTTTGGTATAACTTGCTTTAATTGATCTAGTGTAAGTTCCACTACTTCTCCTTGTTAAATATGCGCTGCTGGGTTTGATACCACTCTATCCAACCACTATTATTGCCACTACAAATATGATATTCCATATAGTTGTCTACTACAATCTTAGTAAGTTCGCTTAATTGTACGCCTTGTGGAGCTTGTTTGAGTGGCTTACAGTGCTCTAGTAGCGGTTTAGGTGCTTCTGGAAAACGTTGTGTTACTGGCACTGTAGTAGCACAGCCACCTAATATTAATGACAATATAATTGTATATTTCATTGTTTTACGGCCTTGTTATGTGCATCTACTACTGGTTCTGGTATTTTACAATTTTCATCAATTACCACTTTTTCACGATCTATATACTTTACAATCTCATTGCCTTGCACACGGACTACTTCGCGTTTAGTAACTATTTTTTCAACAATCTTAGTATTCTCTTTTGCACTTTCCGCTTCAGCTATAGCTAATTTAGCTTCTACTTCTTTAACTTTTGCCAACCAATGATCATTATTCCAATTTGCTCCACACATAAATAGTGCTAGTGCAAATACTATGATACTAGCGTAGTGTACAAGTTGTGCTTGTGGTAATTTTACATATCTACTAATTAAAAATATTAGTAAAGCTATAGTTGCTAAGGCTGGAAAGAACCAACTTGGTATAAAATTTAGAATAAACATGCTATACACTAACTAAATGGATTTAACGATGACCAGCTAGCGCCGCCAGCTACTGTTATACCTGCGTTATAACTAGAACTATCATTTGAGAAAGTACCGCTTGATGAAGTATTTAATAGTAGAACTGTACCTGATACTGCTGTTAATGCACTAGTTGGTGGGGTAAAATTAGAAGTATATAATGCAGTACCTTTTACAATTCTTAAGTTACTTATATAACCTGTAAGAAACTCTCTACCACCAGAAGTTATAGAATCTGATGTTGCTAAAGCAGGTCTATCGGTAGAATCTCCAAGAGAACTGCCATAAGTAGTGCTGCCAACAATTTGACCATTATGAAAAGCTCTTAAAGTGCTACCTTCTCTTGTAATAGCCAAATGAGTCCATACATTATTCTGTATAGCACTAGAGTATGTTATTACTGTAGGGCTTCCTGACCCAAAAATAACGTTTTGATGATGTATTCTTATTCCACCACCAGTTGCTGCCCAGTCTCCATCTCCGTGATTTGTAAAGAAAGTTGGGTTATAGGTGCCAGCCGGTCCTGCTGTTGGACGTACCCAAAATTCAATAGTAAAATTTCCTGTTCCATAACTATAATTACTACTAGTATTTGTAGTATAAATATAGTCTCCGCTACCATCAAAAAATATACTACCATTACTTACCGAACTTATACTAATATTACCAGTTCCTGAGGTAAAAGTATATATTTTATAACCTGGAGAAGAGGTATTAAGTGTATAACCAAGCCCAGATCCTCCAGATAGAGTATAATTACTAGGAAATTTTAATACAACTACACCTGATCCGCCATTACTTCCGTTTGCGGCAGCAACAGATCTTCCACCTGAGCCCCCACCTCCTGTTGAAGATACACCATCAACTCCATCACTGCTAGCACTGCCATTTGCTCCTCCCCCTAATCCACCAGTACTACTTCCAGAAGGATATGGGCCGCCAGCACCTCCACCACCATAATAACCAGAACTACCACTATTAACAGCCATTGAGGAATATTGTACACCATTTCCACCATTTGCACTAGTTGCTGCTGCTCCTGCTCCTGCTCCTCCGCCCCCTGAACCACTAGTACCTCCGCCGGTGCTATAACCGGCGTATCCTCCACTATAAGGCGTAGCAGGTTGATCGTAAGAAGCACCACCGCCATTATAACCTGTTCCGCCACTATATCCCCCACCATTGGTACGGCCAGCTCCTCCACTTCCACCTACTGCTGTATAGGTAGTACTATTAAAATTAAGTGTAGAATTAGAGCCTTTATATCCAAATTGATATGTTCCGCCTCTGGATCCTCCGCCGCCTACTGTTATAGTATAAGTTAATCCTGGCTGTACAGTAGCAGTGTTATAGACAACTTGGCTTCCGCCACCTCCACCACCTACATCTGCACCACCTCCGCCGCCTCCGCCTACTATAAGATATTCTAAAGCAAAGGGTCCGCCACCAGAACTTTGTCTGTATTTATAAGAACTACCAGAACTTCTTAATAATTTTAGTGTAGGCATATTACCCTATATCCTGTTAAAAATTTATAAATACTTCTATGCATTTATAAGTTATATTATTGGCCCTTCTATCCAACTAGCAGTATTTTCATCCCAGTGATATAATTTTTCATCAGTAGGCATTGGTATAGGAGCTTCCCATAAACAACTGGTTTCATTTAAAATCCAACTGTAAAAAGGCTTAGGTGGAATAAACGCATCACGTTCTAGATCATACTTGTAGCCAATACCAGCATAGTTTTTACGATATGGTATGCCACTTTTTTTATGTATTCCACCGTAGGTGTTATAACTGGTGCGTTTGCAAAGCTGACCACGGAATTGTCCGTAATGTGCTTCCCAGTCGTAATTACTCTCGTCCTTACCGACAATTACTTCGGTTACGATGTAATTTTCATCTAGAAATGCATAATGTGCCAATTATTTTTCCTTTAAAATAATTTACGCTGGATATATGATTTGACCAGCATCTTATAGAACAGTATATTTTATAATACTATTCTGTGGGAGGGGATATTTTTGACCAATTTTGTATGCTTTCATTCCACACATACATTGCTGGTATTGATTCTACAGCAGTCAAAGCTTCTTGCTTAATCTTTTCCGAAATTAGTATTTCTGGTAAAAATTTTTGTTGATGTATTTTTGAAGCGTGATTATAACTAGAAGGCCTATATTCTGAATCTGGAGTTATTTTCGTGGCTTCAACATAAGTAGCATTCAGATTATCAACAACATTATCTTCATTATATTCTAGTGAAGGATAAGGTACTGGTGGGTACCACATTCCTTTTTCGGTATCTAATAGCCAACTTGGAAAAGGCTTTGGCGGAATAAATGCATCTAGTTCAGCATTATAAAAGAATCCAGGACTAGCAAAATTTTTTCTAAAAGGTGTACCAGAGCTGATATGACTATTTGCATAAGTATTATAGCTTGTTCTTTTTACTGGTACACCGTAAATATTAGAATAAAATTCTTCTGCATTAGGATTTTCGGTTTCATCAATACCTACAATCACTTGTGTTACTTTATTATTATTATCTAAAAGTGCATAATGTGCCATAATATTAAAGACGAGTTAAATATTGACCAGAAGTTGTAAATACATGATATGTTTTACCACTATAACTATAAACTGTTCCGCCATTTAGCGTTTGTCCGCCAGGATAACTTACTATAACTACCCCACTACCACCAGCACCTCCCTGCGCATAACCATAGTTGGCGCTTCCACCTCCACCTCCTCCACTTCCAGTTCGCGGCAATGCGGTTCTAGTCTCTAGTGTGTTTGAGCTGCCTCCGCGACCACCACCAGCCGCCCCAGTTCCGCCTTCTCCTTGTCCATTACCACCAGCTTGCCCACCACCCCCACCACCAGCATAAGCGTTTGAATATCCTGTATTAGTTGCAGCACTTATATTTTGATCACTACATGTTGTGCCTGGACCACCTATATTTCCGCTAGCACCAAAATAATCTCCACCAAGTCCTGTAGATCCACCTCCACCACCTGCTCCAGCCCAGTTACTGCCATTGCCACCAACGCCACCATTGTATCCTTGTCTAGGAGCGTCTATATAAGGAGAACCAGGATAAATTCCATAACCTATTTTATCTGATCCAGCACTTGTACCCCACCAACCAAATTGTCCTGCTGGAGCCCCACCACCACTAGCTCCATTTCTTTCATCGCTTAAAGAGGACCAGACACCGCCACCGCCCCCAGCTCGTGATATATCAAGATTATTTAGTTTATATATGGAGCTTGGACTTCCTCTAAATCCACTATCTTGATTTATACCTCCTGCTCCACCTGCACCAACAGTTATTAAGTATCCAGAACCCTGAGTGCTATCTGGAAAACTAAGCGTGTGTGTTGCATAGTAATATCCACCGGCTCCTCCACCTCCAGCCCCAGCAAAAGCATTTTGATTAGAAGCGCCACCGCCGCCTCCACCTACTACAAGTACATCTGCATTTACAGTATATAAATTTGTTACACCTAAAATAAAAGTACTAGTAACTGTAGAAGCTCCGGACGTAACAGTTACGGTATACGTTGTATTAGCTGTAACTGTTGTCGACATGCCAGATACTACTCCTGTACGGCTATTGATAGTTATTCCGCTAGGTAAAGCAGGACTAATACTATAAGTATAATTATAATTTCCGCCAAATGCTTTACAAGGAGTAAATTGGAGTATCCAAATACCAGATACCGCAACAATTGTACCAGAAAATAAAACAGTTCTACCTAATGCTATTGTAGAATTATTTGGCCATAATTGCGCTTGTACTGCCTTTCGCTTAAAATTTAAAGTTTTCGGATGTTTAGTATATTTAGTATATACTCTACTTAAAGTATTAGCAGGAAATCCCATATTAAGATATTTCCTCCCAACTTATAGTTAATTTAATAGCATTTGCTTTATCTGCTCTAGCTTGAATTTTATCGCCTTCTTCTAGATATATGCTACTATCTTTATCAAGGGCTACTAAAGTGTTATATGCAGGAATTACGCTTAAAGAGCATAATTCTGATGATGTCCCGGTACTAGAATCATAAAATATAACTGTAAGAGATGTATTACTATTATCACTAGTTACATTAGTTCCAAATATACTGTTTATTTTAAAAACTTTATTTGTTGTAGCTGTTACTATATCTTGAGTACTAGTAGTTAATAATAAACCAGTAGATTTTCCATATAAACTAGTAACATTTAAAATATTAGGATTTGCCATTTTATCCTCTTATAATATGAATCAGTGCAACTTGTTTAATTTTAGAAGCATATTTAAATGTGCTTCCTTCTGCTAAAGTATCTGTTGTAAGCTGATTAGATAAATCTGTATAGCTACCAGTAGTTGCAACTGTAGCTAAGTTTGTTATATCAGATGTAGTAATTTGATTATCATTAAGTGGTCCATTAAGGGCTACTAGTTTTGATAATATTTCCGCTTTTGACATCGTTTATGCCCTAAAAATTAATGAATAAGCTAATTGTAAACCCGGTCTATAAAATTTATTGACCCCCTCAGTAATTTGATCAGCAGTAGGCTTGTTTATTAGGTCATTATAACTACCTGTGCTAGCAACAGTTGCTAATCCTGGAACTTCAGCTGCCGATAGTACGGCATCTGCTAGTGGTTTACCATCAGATACAATTGATGATAGTGTGGTTGCCTTACTCATACATTCTCCTATACTATTTCTGGCGGCCAGCTTATATTATCGGGATCTGATTGATTTAATACAGCTCTATGTTGAGCAATCAAATCGTTTAAATAACTTATATGTTGTGTTGACATAAGTTTTACATCTTCAGGCATACTATCATATTCATTAATTACCTTTTGTATATTATTGATTCTGGCATCTACCATACTTTCTATATTTTGCCATTTTTGCAATATTGTATAATCATTGTATGTGGTAATAAACTCTATAAATTTATTGCCGTTAGCCACAGTAGTTGCTCTAAAAAATTTTACTGGATCTACCTCGCCAGGCCAAGAACCTGTTATATACCAGGTTCTATCTATATCATAATAGGTATACAAACTACCGTGATAATCTACGGTAGTTTGATCTGCGGGATTAAGTGGAAAAATATTTTTCATATTATTTACTTGTTGGAAATGGTCCTGTTGGAACGCCTGGTATAACTGTGTTTCTATGGCACATAGTACTTACACCATTAATAACATTGCTTTGGTAGCGGCCCATCATAGACACTCTAAAATCATGTATGTAGCCGCACCAACCTCTTTGCCAGCTACCATTACTATGAGTTCCTAGTTGTATATATGCATTACTATAATCGCCCGATTGATTATCATTTTGATATGGGCGATCCCAGGCTCCTTGCATACTCATGGTAAATCTACCTGCTTCTACACCATCTATCCACAGTATAAAATCATGAGCACTTCTTTGCAAACAAACATGTTGAAATGCATCTGGTCCTTCAGATCTATTTTTAGCACGAATGCTGCTTCTAATGGTAGTTATTCGTCTGGGATAAGTTTGATCATATAAAAAATCACTGGTATAACTCATTGCCCAGAAACCATCTTCAGTTCTCCAAACATGTGGTCCACCGCTATAATTAAATAGTGTAGAACCATAGTTTACTTCTTGAGTTTTTAGAGGTCTGCCTGCTATAGTTTCCCAGCTTCCGCCACCATACCAAGGTAATTCGGTACTACGTGTTGGTAATGTTCCTGCGGCTGTAAGTGCAAAGTTATTTCCACTATCATCTTTTGCTACACCATAATAGACAATACTTTGACCGCTTAAAAGCTGTGTAACACCTGCTCCTGGAGCACCTGTTGTACTTTCTGCGTTTAGCAATAACACTGTACTATTTAATCTAGGAATTGGTCCTTTTGGTACTTGAATCTTTCCAGTTTCATAATCTAAATAAGTGCTACCTGCTCCACCATTTAAACCAGCGCTATTTGCAGCTGCATTAGAGTCTAATTCTGATACACTAGGATTTTGATAATTTACTGGTATTGGATTCCACGTACCACTAGCGTAAGTATTAGGAGCCCATCTGCCTTCAGTACTAGTCGTACCAAAGCGATTCCAAGTACTCATATATTTACTAATATTATTATGGTAGTGAAAATTACATAATAATCCGGTAAAAGCATATCCAGCATCTGTACCAGTATTATACCTACTTCTACCTATTTGACCGTCTGAGAAGTTCCAAGTAGTACTACCTACCCAAGCAACGCTTTTACCTTCTAGCTTTCCGTCTACATATAGAAAACCATCTGATCTAACACCACTTTGTTGATATTTTACACAGACTATATGATGCCACTGATTATCAGTAATTGTAGTTTTACTAGTAATCAAAGCATGTGTATCACGTTTTATACTCCAAACTAATTTACCATTAGTAACTCCTATAAAACTACCTGTATTATTAGTGGTTCCATCAATAATTGTAGCATTAGCTTGCTGAGTAGTTGCAGCTTTTATCCAAAATTCTACAGTACCATCAGTTTGATTTAGTGTTCCTGTACTAGGTAATCTAAACCCTTGGCTTCCATTAAAACTAATACTGCCAATAGGCTGATCCCACCATTGTGCCCAACACTCAATAGTAATATCTTTTTGGCGCATATCTATTTCATAGATAGCCCAATTATTTTTACTCCACTGAATCCTATCTGGGCCTATACCATTGGTTTGATCTAATCCTTGAAACTTAAAACTGCCACGACCGAATTTTTTCTGAGTATAGTTTGGTACTATACCATAAGTCATTTGGTTCATACCGGTTTTAGTACTAAAATATGGTGCTTCTGAATTAGTTAATGAAATAGTATTGTTGTCTGGCGTCCATCCGTCGACTGGTATAGTGTAGGTTGTAGAATCGTTATTGTATCTAGCTACGTCACTAATATGTATGCCGCCTTGTCCAAGTGTTTCATTTTGTAGATAATAAGTGTTGTATGTTTTTTGTCCTCCGGTAAACGCACTAGTTTGAGCTGCTACACGTTCACCATTTAAGAATATAGCCATTTTATTAGTTCTAGTAGGATCAAATACTACAGCACAATGATTCCAAGAATGTCCTCTATAAGGTCTAGCAATAGTGGAACCAAATGTTTGTCTAGTAGCATTACCTACAGTCCACAACCCAAACATTATACTGCCCCATTTTTGAGGTATTATACCAGCGGCATCATTCATATTTCTACCGTACCAGATTTCCCAACCTTCTTGTCCACTACTAGTAGCTGTATAAAGTTTTCTATGATTTGTTTGTTGTCCATTATAGGGCCAGTGTTGGTGTCCATAAAACCAAAATTCAATAGTCCATGGTTTAACCATTCTAGATATCCAGCTAAATTCTGGATATTGGTTTGCTGGAGTAGGCCAGTATGATCTAGATTCTGACCAATTTGTAGCATCCCAAGTATCTCCATAAGAACGTATTTTACCTGAAATATCATTATGCTCTAACAGTTCTTTTACATTGTATGGGCCACTACTAGCTATATAACTACTCCAATTACCTGCATAATAATCCTGCATTTCGCGATTGCCATCATTACGTACTTCATTGAAATAAGTAGTTTGACCAGAATAATCCATAGCTATTGGACCACAAGCAGTGTGAAAAACAGTGCCTGTAACTGGTACTAGTGGTTTCTTTGGTACTTCTATTTCTGGTGGATTAACGTTATTTTTACTATAAGCAGCTGTACCTTTGTTTATTCTAATGTCAGACATAAATCCATACAATCCACTAGTAGCGTGTCTATATGGAGTTGTATCGCACATAGCTGTAATTTCATTCCACTGTGCAGCTATTTTATGTGGATAGTATCTTTCACTAACTTTTCTACCATTAGCATACAAACACATAAAGCCATTGGTTCGCTGCCAGCAAAAATGAACCCAATTATTTATAGTTACAGGAGCATTACCAGTTTCATCGCCTAAAACCGTTTCTCCGCCACAATGTATAACTATGTAATTGGTATTATGTACACACTTTATACTCCAGGCTAATGTATCACCATTTGTAATATCATTCCACCATTTTTGAGCAGACATTAATACATAACCAGTAGGGGCTCCAGTACCTATAGCATCCTGATCCCAGATTCTTCTAACCCAAAATTCTAGACTAAAATCTCCGGTACCCCAATTAAAAGCACTATCGTCTCCTACAACACCTAGTTGCCCAAATTGGTTGCCACCAACTACACGCCTGCCGCCATTAGAATCTACTAAACACATCCAATTTTCGCCACCTTTAGTGGCATAGTTATTGGCTATTGTTACTCCAGTATTTACTTTTACAGGACTCCACTGCTGTATATAGTTACCATCACCAATCATACCACCATCATGATTACCCCAGGCCCATAATTCACCAGCACTGTTTAATGCATAACCAGTATATCTAGCTGCCCAGCATCTAATCCAATTATTAGCACTACCTATTTGTGTCCAAGTACTGTAGCCTGTTCCATTACCTGTACCAAGACTACCCCAAGAGCCTGTTCCAGCACCCCATAAAGTACCATCACTTTTAATTGCAAGATTAAATTCTCTGCCACAAGCTGCCCAAAGATAAGTAACACCGGTTCCACCTACGTTTATTGCACTACTAACCCAAGTAGTATTTCCAACACCATATTGACCTTGACTGTTGTAACCCCAAGCCCATAGTGTACCATCTGTTTTAATACCAAGATGACAGTACCATCCAGTAAATACTTTGCTCCAATCTGCAGTACTATTTCCACCCTGAACAGGAACACTACTATTATTGCTAGTACCATTACTAAAAGCGGACCAAGCATTTCTACCCCAAGCCCACATGGTATTATCAGTTTTTAGTGCAACAACACAAGGTATATCCCAGTATAAGAAAGCCCAGGCTTCTCGCCAGTTAGTGGCTGTACCTACTTGCCTAGGAACTAGTCTAGTAATACCGTCATTATGTCCTAGTTGTCCGTAGTTATTAAATCCCCAGGTCCAAAGAGTACCATCAGTTTTAATAGCAACTGTAAAATAACAACCAGCACTACATTGTGCCCAGTTAGTATCTGTACCTACTTTAGTAGGAACAGTTCTGGTCATTTGATCGCCTAAGCCTAGTTGACCATAGTGATTTTCACCCCAAGTCCAAAGTGTACCATCACTTTGAATACCAACCATGTGTCTAAGGCCGCAATCTACTTTTGACCAAGTATAATTATCTGCCTTAGTCCAACTATGGTAATTTACATTTGATTTTAGAAATACTCTACTAGCTGTGTCTGTTTGAGTAAAGCTAAATCCAGTATTACTAGTAGGATGATGTTGCCCCCAACGAACTTCACTACCTCTTCGCCATTGTGGAACTCTGGCTTTGCCGTAATCTATATAATTGGCTTGAGTAGGCATTAGCTTTGTTGTGCCACAAGTAGCAGTTAAAAAGCGAACATCATTATCACTAGTCATTGAATTGTCAATAAACGTAGTTGTACTAACATCAAAATTACTAGTATATCTGGCAACGCTACTAATTCTTATGCCACATTGATAACCATTAGCTACATAACTACCACCATCACGATGCGTAAACACATAGAGGGGTTCTTGACCACTATAATTGTCTGCATTAGTTCCAGTATATTCTAGTTTACCATTTACGTATAACTTAAATTGATTAGCTCCAGTACCTTCTCTAACTGCCGCAACATGATACCAGCCACCATATACTATGTAATTATTTGTAACTGCATCGGTTTTATAGTGTTCAGTAGCAAAACTTGTAAATCTTAATCTAAAACTACTATCTATCCAAAAAGCCCAACCATTTGTACTTGTACCTTTTCCACAAATTGCATTATTTGTGGCTCGTTCATCCATATATATCCATCCCTCTATAGTAAAGGGACTTGTACCTAAGCGCAAACTAGTATTAGCTGGTTTTATATCTAGGTATTTATGTATACGATTTCTGTCTAATAGATAGGCACTGTGGGTTCCATGTGCTTGACTAGTTTTAGTAGTTTCTGTAAAGAAAGGACTATCTATAACTTTTACAGTTTGACTACTATCGAGCAAAACTGGAACACCAGGACCATTTGAATAATCACTATAAAATCTACGATTGGTTAAACTATCGTGATAAATTACATTGGGAATGGTCATGTCTAATGCGGTTGTAGGTTTTGTAAACGCCGCACTATATACCGCAGACTTAGTAATTCTAATGTCTGTTATGCGTCCCCAGAAACCAGTTGCTTGTGTAGCTACACGATCTCTGCCAATATAAAAATTAGTACTATTAGTAGGATGAAAATTACCACAGGTACCTGTAGCGTCTAGGGCTCCATTTATGTATATTTTAAAACCGTTAGCACTTATACTTGTTCTAACACAAGCAATATGTATCCACTCATCTATGCCTAGTATAGTAGATCCAGTAATAGTAGTACTAGTACTTGCATTTAAAAAGGCTAGAGTATTGCTTGAGGTAATGTAAATAGCCATACCGGTACCGCCACTAGTACCAGCGGTATTACCAAAGCCCATAATAAAATGATTTGTATTATCATTTCTGTGACGCTTAATCCAAAATTCTATGGTAAATGGGTCTGTACCAAACTGAAGTTGACTATTATTTTCATTTAATCTGTAGTAGCCATTTTCACCAAATAGTGCAGACCAATGACTGTATCTTGGACCAAAAAATGATGTTGCAGCATATCTATAAACTTGGTCTAGTATTAAATCATCGCAGTTATTGTACTGTGATCTATCACGCATTATATGGTCATATTCGGGTTGCGTTAAATGAACACGTACAGTATCATAGTAAGGATCTTGATCTTTTGTATACCACCTTTCAGGATCCCTATCCATCATGTTGCGTGCTACAAGTACTTTGTCGTCGTTTAACCTACCCTTATAAACGTCAGAAACTTCCCAAACACCTTCTTTGTGCTTTCCGTCATCACTAACTAATTTGGGTTTGCCAATATATCCTTTATTGGTATGCTTCATTATAATATACTTTCATAAGAACATGCTAAAGTAATAGTATTTGCAACACTACAAAACGCTTGTATAAAGTCATTTTCTTCTAGATACCACTGCATATCTCTAGTTAATAACACTAAGTTAGAGTTGGTGGGCACTGTCATTGCATTGGCTAAAAAGTATAGCGTACCATTTTTTGATATTTTTATAGTTAGATCGCCTTGATCGCCGCCTCTGTTAATAGCTAGTAATGAATTAATTTTTATAAGTTCTCCACTACTTGCTGCATTTGTCATAAAGGTAGTAGCAGATGTAGTAACATCACCAAATAGAGTTTTTCCTCTAATTGTATTTACGCTTAATATATTAGGGTTTGCCATCTTATAAGTCCTTTAAGCTCCAAATATCCAATTTACAGCAAATAGTTTTTGATTGTTAACATATCTTGCATCTGATTGAGCCTGTGTGTAAACATTAGCTATAGTCGGTATACCTGTATAAGCTATTACCTCTATTAAATCATTATCAGTTGCGCCAACAGCTAATACAACAGCTGTTCCACTTGTATCTGTATAGTCGGAAGTTCGTTGTAATTTTACACCATTTCTAAAAACATCTATTTGATTAGTAGTATAACCGCCGACTATTGTAAAACTTGTTTGATTAGCAGCAGCATTAAAATACGATACGGTTCTAGTACCTGATGCTCCGCCTCCTCCTGTACCATCACTTGCTGCAGTAATACGTCCTTTACTATCAACAGTAATATTTGCATTTGTATAGCTACCAGCTGTAACACCAGTATTAGCTAAAGTTGCATTTGTAATTGCTGTACCAGTAGTTCCACTAAGTGTTAAATCGCCACCGGTTACACTAATACTGGCGCTAGGTATACTTACAGCTACGTTACTAACACTGGTAATGCGTCCTTTACTGTCTACAGCTATTTGTGGTATATTAGTAGCGCTACCATAAGTACCTGCTGTAGCTCCACTGTTAGCTAGTGTCAGTGTAGTACTACTACCAGTACTGCCACTACCTGTAACATCACCAGTAAAGGTTAATGAACCACTAGGTATACTTACAGCTACGTTACTAACACTAGTAATACGCCCCTTACTATCTACAGCTATTTGTGGTATATTAGTAGTACTACCATAAGTACCGGCTGTAACCCCACTGTTAGCTAGTGTTAATGCAGTGCTACTACCAGTACTACCGCTACCTGTAACATCACCAGTAAATGTTAATGAACCACTAGGTATACTTACAGCTACATTACTAACACTGGTAATACGTCCTTTACTATCTACAGCTATTTGTGGTATATTAGTAGCGCTACCATAAGTACCTGCTGTAGCTCCACTGTTAGCTAGTGTTAATGATATTGTTGTTGTGCCGCTACCAGTGGCATCACCAGATACTGTAATACTTTGATTGCCAGTAATAAATCCAGCACCATTAGTAAGTTGACTAGTATTAGTAGGTATTGTTATAACACCTGTACTATTATTATAAGCTCCACTACCTGCTGTAAAGCTAAATAAACTCCTAACATTAGTATTAAGATCTGATATTTCGGCAGCACCTATTGTACCATCTTCTAAGATTTGTCCTTGAGATACTAGTGATGCTAGGGTTTTAGCTTTTGACATAATTACTCTCTATAAATAATCTATAAGGTTTTTACACTTAAGCTGGGAGTTGGAGCGCTTTCCATGATAGTGTTGCTTCGTCCCACATATATGGATTACCATCACTAGGGTAGGGAACAGGTGGTTTAAATACAGCGGTTTCTTCATCAAATATCCAAGATGCCCATCCAGGATTATCTGCCCAAGCTTGTTTAATTAGATTTTGTTTATCTAATTTTTCCTGAGAAGTCATCTGTCTAATATTATGTACATCCTTGACAATATTACCTGACCATTCATAATTAGAAGATTCATATATTTCATAAGGCCCAATTTCACGCCTTTCTACTCGTTCAAATCTAGCGAAATCATTATTTGGTAAATTTGACAAGTCTGTATCGGGAAAGGCTTGAAGAAGATTGCTAACTAATATAGGATGATCAATTGGTTGTCCATTTTTTAATCTTATTACTAATTCCATGATTATATATCCATTTATGTACTAGGCGGTATACTTGGTTTTTCTACTAGATCCCAGCCAATATGCCAGCCATCTACTTGATTATACTCTAAAGTTGTTCTAATCTTAGGCATAAAATTTACATGATCATACTCTGTTGGCATGTCTAACTCTTTAACTGGTTCTAGTGAATACCCTAGTTTGGCTAATTTTGTAAAAGAAAACCAAGTAGGTAAACTATATCTAGAATCATACGTAGTACCTGGATTTTCTTGCTGTAAATCATCCCAAGTATAAGGATACTTTACAATACTATTATTTAAAATTTTAGCAAAATTCATATTACTATCCTAAGGAAGGCCCGTTGGGCTCCAATCAAGTATTACTACACCATCACCACCTTTGCCATGATAGTTAGGGTAGCCCCCACCACCACCACCTCCTAAACCTCCTGTTCTGACATCAGAGATCGTATTAAGAGTTCCGCCTAATGTTATTAAACCGCCGCCGCCTTTACCATTACTACCACCATCTGCAGAATAACCGCCTCCGCCACCATAACCAGTATATCCTGTACCATTATTACCACCATTGTAACCACGGCCACCTCCACACCAACCTGCTCCACCACCACCACCAGGCCAATTGCCTTCACCACCTCTACCACCAGTACTATACAGTCCACTATTAGTAGCATAACCAGTGCCATTACCACTACCGCCTTGTCCACCGCTATAATTACCGTAGTTTCCTCCACTTGCACCACCACCGCTACCGCCTTGTCCACCGTTACTAGCCACGATTCCTGCACCACCACCGTAACCATACATAGTACTAACTCCTGCTACTGAAAATGAAACAATACTTGTGTTTCCTGCAGCACCATTAAAATCACCACCACTAAAAACGTTTCCTGGTCCAGAACCTATAGTAATTGACAGTGTTGTTCCTGCCGGTACTTGTGTTGTGGAAAAAGTAGAATAAGCTAGTCCGCCACCTCCTCCACCACCTCCATGGCTAGAGCCACTTCCTCCTGATCCTACTACAATCACGTGCATAGTTCTACCAGAAAAATTAGGTACAGTATAGGTATAACTTCCAGGAGTTGACCACTGCAAAGCATTTCCGCTTCTTATTATACTAGCCCCACTAGGAGCTACAACAATTGGAAGACTTCCTGCGCCACCTAAACCTCTGCCATAATTTCTGCTAGAGCCTTTACCAAAAGTTTTTAAAAAAGGCATAATTATTCACTCTATGCAAATTTAGATTGACTTGCTAATACTGTATATGTAGAACTGGCTGTTTTAAGTATAGTATAACTATAAACATCTATAGAACTTGCATTTCCGCTGCTTGGAGCAGTTCCGCCTTGCCATTTAGGTGTAACAGCAGTACCGTCTATTTGAAAACTAGTTTGATAGTAAGCTGTTCCGCCATTTGTTACCATAAATATACAAGATATTGATTCACCTATGTTTAAAATACTATTTAATGCAGTACTACTATCACCTCTAATATTCACAGTAAAGTTTGCACTACTATTTGTTGTATAGTACAATATCTGATAAGTATTACAGTCAAAATTAATTGTACCAGTTGCTGCAGTTGCAGAACTAGTAAAACTTTCTTTGGTATTTATTCCAAGTGTTTTATTGTTCAGGGTTTGAATAGCTGATTTTTGTACCAGCTCAAATCCACCAGCAGTGGAGTTATTATGAACTCTAAGAGTATTTAAATCTGTATCTACAGTTAATTCTCCTGCTGCTCCTGTAAATGCATTATTTTGAGCAGTAGTTCCGCGTCTAAATTGTAATGTTGTTGGCATATTTCACCGATATAAAAAGTTAATAATTTATAAATATCTACTAGTAGTTGCCTACATTTGTAGAAGGAAATGATCGTGTAGTTCCAGGATATATAATACGAACTGCTCCGCTGCCTCCAGTACCGCCACTTCCACTTGCATGAGTATTTCCTCCACCGCCACCATACTGGCCACCACTTCCACCAGGTGCTCCACTACCTCCACTACCTCCAGAGCTACCACCGCTACCACCAGCGCCCCCACTACTACTGCTTCCTGCACTACCATTAGATCCTTGGCCATAAATTCCTACGCCACCACCGCCACCACCACCGTAATTAGTTTGACCGTAGCCACCACCGCCACCGCCACCGCCTCCACTACCATTACCAGCAGTATTAGAATTGTCTCCACCGGCACCATTTCCGCCTGAACCAGTGTAGCCAGCTGCTCCACCACCACCATCTGCAAATATTCCATTAGTATAACTGCCGCCAGTTCCGCCCCCGCCACCACCTGAATACCATCCGCCTTGTGGTTGACCACCTGATCTACTACCGCTACCAGACTGTCCGCCATTAGCTAGTATTACTTCTGAGCCTACAAAATAAGAACTAGTACCATTACTATTACTGCTGCCTCCAGTTCCTACTTGTACGGCATAACTATTACCTGGAGTTACAGAATAGTTATTGGCGTATGCAAGGGCTCCACCACCTCCACCACCTCCAGCACTTTGAGTAGCACCACCACCGCCTGCGCCAATTACAAGAACTGAAACGCTAGTAACTCCAGCAGGACATACCCAGGTGTAGCTACCTGGAGTAGTATAGACTTGCTGTCCTTCAACATTTGGCGTAATACTTGTATCATTTATAGTAACAGTTGTTGCTGTAGCTACAATAGGTCCGCTAACACTACCAGTACGTAAATTGATAATAGCAGTTTCTGATCCTTCGGTAGTATTATCCGCTGCTATTGAAAGTGTAATAGTAGCTGTATTAAAATAAACTACTGTTGATCCACTACTTATATTTTCAACAAAATCACTTGCTGAAGTAGTTCCAGTATTATCCCAGTATAGTGTAGTACCGTGACCTATATTAGTTGTAGTTATAGTCCAAGTTATTGCAGTACCTTCATTAACTGAACTAGTGCTAGGAGATATGGAGTAAGTAGGTGGCGGACCAGGTGGAAGAGCATCGTATACTAAAGGCTGTAAACTACCTACTGGATCCATAAGAGAAAATTTTGACAGCGTGCTTAAAGTACCATTTCCAAAACTATCTATTGCAACAGTTTCACCTAGATAAGTTTCACTAGTACTTAAATCTTGAACAGATAAAGTTGTAGTATTTGAATTAGGAAATCCCAATACTATTCCAGAATCAAACGAAGAATTAATAATACTATTTTTTTCGTGATTAATAGTAACAGACATTAGGCACTTCCTTAAAAATTATATTATAAATCACCAGTATTAGTAGAAGGAAAGCTACGATTATTACCCCAAATAATTCTTACAGCACCACTGCCTCCATTACCACCACCGCTGGGACCACCAGAATATCCGTATAACCCGCCACCGCCACCACCTCCACCATAGCTACCACCAGAACCACCCAAATCACCTGCGTAATAGTTTGTTCCATTAGTGCCGCTGCCACCACCGCTTCCACCGCCACCGCCGCTTCTTGCTGCTCCTGCTGTTCCATCGGAACCTTGGCCTAATATTCCTACTCCTCCACCTCCGCCAGAAGTAGATACATTACTACCAGAAGCACCGCCACCACCACCTCCACCTCCGCCGCCGGATCCTGCAGTGCCACTACTAGATTGACCCGCTCCTCCTGAACCACCAGTTCCGGTATAACCGCCTGCTCCACCACCTCCACCAGTTTGAAAGCTTTGACCACCATGATTACTACCTGAACCACCTGCACCACCACCATCACCTGTATAAGATCCGCCCGTACCGCCTATATTATTACCTGCGCCACCGCCACCATTACCACTTACTATAGCATCACTAATAAAATAACTTTGTCCTCCATTGGCTGTTGATACGCCGCCCGTATTTCCATTGGAGCCAGTACCAACAACTACAGTATAGCTTTGACCTGAAACAACTGAAATATTATTCTTCCAACCTAATCCACCGCCACCTCCACCTGAAGTACCAGGCGCGGTCGATATTCCCCAACCACCCGTGCCGCCTGCTCCACCTCCAACACAAACTATGTGAACACTATTAACTCCTGCAGGAGCTATCCAAGTATATGTACCTGGTGTAGTATAAGCTACTTGTCCTGGGGGTGTTTCCACAGATCCATAATTTATTATATTTGTGGCATCTTTAGGATCGATTAGTGAAAATGAATCAAAGGATGTAGTAGGAACATTAAAAGCATCGTACGTATTTGTATTAGCTACATAATTTTCACCTATTCCTAAATCTTGATCACCTAATGTACTAATACTTGAATTAGGAAACCCTAGTACTGTTCCAGAATTAAGTGCAGAATTAATAATACTATTTTTTTCATGATTAATAGTAACAGACATTAGGTACTTCCTTAAAAATTATGCAATAAAACATATTTATGGTTATTTTAAGCTAACTTTTCGTAGCTTAGAGGGTCGTGATCTGGTGAAAAAAGATCCATAATCTCTCCATCAACATCGCGCAGAGCAAATACGCAATAATATAAAACATCTTCGCTTAGTGCAGTAAAAGCATGTTCATGTTCTTTTCTTATAACTATAAAAGTTGGTGCGTAGAATTCTTTACTGCGCTCCTCTACTTCTACTTTTACGTGTCCTTTTGCTAATAATGTCACATGATCAAAATGATGCTTATGTCCTAGGTGTGTTTCGCCTTGCTTAAGTACTCGCTGACGTACCCAAATATTTCCAAAAAATCCCATATCATCAGTACGCATTATACACTCTCAACAGGAGTTTCTGCTGTATCATTGCGCCAAGAGATTGTACTTTCATCCCATCTATAAGAAACACCAGGTGTTCCATAATCACTAGGATAGCCTACGGGCGGATCCCAAAGACAAGTAGTTTCGTTTAGTATCCAACTTGGATAAGGTTTAGGTGGTATAAACGCATCTTTTTGAGAGTCGTAGTAATAACCAATTCCGGCAAAATTCTTACGTAAAGGAGTTCCTCCTAACTTATGCACTCCACCAAAAGTATTATAACTTGTCTTTTTATAAGTATGACCAGTCCTATTAGTTAACTCTATTTCATCGTCTTGATCTCTGCCAGCAAAAACTTGTACTACATAATTATTTTCATCTAATAAAGCAAAATGTGCCATTGAATATCCTCAGGTAAACGTAACTGTTTCGCTGGCTGTTGATGTTGCTGTAACTGTATAAATTTTATAACCAGAAACTGTGGTGTCTAAACTTGAGGTAACTCCGCCACTAAAGTTAGCATTTCTATAGCTTGGTATTCTTATAATAACTATACCTGAGCCACCACTACCACTAGCATAACCACAACCAAGGGTTCCGTTACCACCGCCACCGCCACCAGTATTTGTCCCTCCAGATGTTGGTATGTCTACGCAACCACGACTATGGCCACCACCACCAGTTCCTCCACCACCTAGTCCACCTGAACTAGCTGCAGTTCCACCGCAGTGACTTCCTCCACCACCTCCACCTGCATAGTACGTTAAAGTACCACTAATAGAACTTGTGGCTCCATCACCACCATTACGCCCTGTACTTGCGGCTCCAGCACCGCCGCCACCCATTCCAGTACAGTAATCACCAGTTCCATAACCATTATAGCCTTGTCTTGGAGCATCTATATAAGGTGATCCTGGATAAACTCCAGATCCTCCTGCACCACCTTTATGTCCGCCTCCACCACCACTACCACCGTTGCCGCCACCACCATTTTTACCGCCACCGGCACCACCACCATAAGCAGTATAAGTAGAAAATACACTATTAGATCCTTGGGTGCTGTAAATAGCGCCTCCGGCTCCAACTCTGACAGAAAATGCTGTACTTAATGCTAATTCCACAGTACCGCTTAACAATCCGCCACCGCCACCACCGCCTGCTGCATCGTATCCAGCTCCTCCGCCACCGGCAACTACAAGATACTCTACATTAGCAGATGGTGGTGGTATAATACCAAAATTTATTGTATTTGTGCCATTGTAGGGATCCATTAATGAAAACGAATCAGAGGATGTAATAGGAACATTAAAAGCATCGTAGCCACTTGTACTAGCTACATAGTTTTCACCTAAACTTAAATCTTGATCACCTAAAGTAGTAATATTTGAATTAGGAAATCCAGGTACTACCCCTAAACCAAGAGAAGAATTGATAATACTATTTTTTTCATGATTAATAGTAACGGACATTAGGTACTTCCTTATGCATAAGTAACCTGACTTGTAGATACATTAGCTATCCACTTAATATTAGTAGCAGATTCTCCTATACTACTAATTTTTAAAGTACCATTTGTAGTATCTTGTGATATGTTAATAGACCAGCCAGGAGCATTGCTAATTACAGTCATAGCACTATTAACTAAAGTAGTTGTTGCTGCTGAACCTTCTCGTCTAATTAACCCTTCGAATCTCCAAGCGGCTGATTTTGTACCACCAGCTGCTTGTTGTCTAGCTACTAGTAATACAGAAAAAGTATACGCTGAATTATTTGGCAGTACCACTTGATTACTAGAAGTTGCTGCATTTCCGTCTGTTGTTAGAGTGGTTTCTGTAGCATTTGTTGTAGTTGCTTGTAAAACAATAGTGCTTGTTCCACTACTAGCAGCAGTAATGCGTCCTTTACTATCTACAGTAATATTGGCAGTAGTGTATGTACCTGCTGTAACTCCGCTACTAGCTAGTGTCAGTGTAGTTGTACTACCAGTACTACCGCTACCTGTAACATCACCAGTAAAAGTTAATGAACCACTAGGTATACTTACAGCTACGTTACTAACACTAGTAATACGTCCTTTACTATCTACAGCTATTTGTGGTATATTAGTAGCACTACCATAAGTACCTGCTGTAACTCCACTGTTAGCTAGTGTTAGTGTAGAGGTTCCAGCTGTAGAAGTAGCATCTCCTGTAAAAGCTGGTAATCTAGCTGCTGCTAAAGTGCCTGAACTAATGTTGCTAGCATTTAAGGTTGTAAGATTTGCTCCTGATACTGCACCAAATGAACCACTCCATGTACCACTAGTAATTGTACCTACACTTGTTAGACTAGAACTAACTACTGTAGAATTTAAAGTTGTACCTGTTAATGTACCTGCAGCAGCTGTTACAGTAATATCAGCACTACCATTAAAACTTACACCATTAATATTACGAGCTGTTTGCAGTGTAGTGGCTGTACTAGCATTACCACTTAGTGTAGCTGTAATAGTACCTGCACTAAAATTACCACTTGCGTCGCGAGCAACGACCTTACTTGCTGTATTTAAGTTAGTAGCATCAACTGCCAGTGTACCTGTACCGGTAATTGTACCACCTGTTAAGTAGCTACCTGCTATTACGCTTGTTACTGTACCAACACTGATTGAACCGCCCAATGCTGTACTTGTACCGTTGATTGTAATAGCACTGTTAGCTAACTTAGCGTTAGCAATACTTCCAGCTAACATTGTATTGGTTACAGTACCAGTATCTGTTGTGTATACACCATTAGAAACACTGATAGCACCAGTTGAACTATTATAGCTGATACCAGTACCAGCACTTAGAGCACTCCTAGCCCTGGCATTTGTAAAATATAAGTTTGTGCCTTCTGTAACATTGGTAGTACTAATACTAGATAATGTAGTTAAATCATATTTTATAAATCTAAGAATATCACCAACAGTAGCACCTGCGGCTAAAACTACAGTTGTACCATTTGTTGCTGTATAGTCAGTACTGTGTAATAGTACACCATTTAAATAAACATCAATATAGCCAACAGTGTATCCACCTGTAATAGAAAAAGTAGTTTGGCTAGCTGTGGCTGTTGCCTCTTGCACATCTCGAACACTAACTTGACCACTAGTAGAACCTGAGATAGCTTCGATAGTATTAGAACTACTTTTATAGTATAATTTACCATCAGCATAATTAAGAGCTAATTCACCATAATCTAAGTCAGCTAGTAATGGTACTTTTCCAGCTACCGAGCTTTTCTTTAACTTTACTGTTGACATTTATTTTTCCTAACAAGGACGATGTTTAAATAAATAGTTAATAAACTATTGTATAATATTAGTAGCTGCCACCATCTATACTACTAATAGTAACAAAACCACTAGTGACAGTAAAAATATTACTATCAAAACTTACTAAACCTTTAGTAGCTGCACCACTATTGGCACCAGCAGTACCTATAGGAATTGCTGTAGAACTGGCTGCTGTTATTAGACCTTTTGCGTTAACTGTAAAGCTAGGTACTGTAACACTATCACCAAAACTACCAACATTACTATTAACAGTTGCTAGTGTTAATGCTGCACTTACATTTGCTGTACCATCTACTGATGTTAGGGTAGCTGTAGCATCGCCTGTTAGACTTAAGTCTCTGGCTGTTTGCCACTTAGTAGCTGTAGCAGCATTACCAGTTACACCGCCTGTAAAATTAGGGGCACTAATATTTTTATTAAAACTCCAGCTATCACTAGCACTTACATATAGTAGAGTAGCGGCTGCGCCTGCAACTGTTAATCCAGCTCCATCAGCTTGTGCACTAGTTGTAGCATCTTTAGCTAGTGTTAGGTTAATATCACTAATAGCTACTGCTGTACTGTTAACTGTAGTTGTAGTTCCTTGAATTGTTAAATCACCAGTTATTGTGGCATTACCTGCTACACTAATATTTGTTGCTGTAATATCATCACTGTTTAGTGTTCCGTTTACAGTAACATTATTAAAGGTTACATTATCTGTAGTACCAACACTTTGACCAATATTAAATGTAACTGTATTATTTGTAACGGCTGTAGTAACTCCAGTGCCGCCGCTAAAACTTAAGGTATCGCTTAATAGATTAACGGTATCTGTACCACTTGTACCACTAATGCTTAGTGTTGTGGCTACATTAACTGTTCCAGCTGCAGTAAGCCTACCCTTTGCATCTACTGTAAATGTTGGTATTTGCGTAGTACTACCATAACTACCTGCTGTGACTCCAGTGCTGGCCAAAGTTAGTGCTGCGCTTACATTTGCACTGCCATTTACGCCGGTTAAAGTAGCTGTAGCATCACCAGTTAAACTTAAATCACGAGCATTTTGCCAAGTAGTAGCAGTACTTGCATTACCAGTAAGATCACTAGTAATCATAGTAGCAGTAAAATTACCACTAGCGTCACGTTTTACTAGAGTTGAAAAAGTGTTTAGATTAGTAGCAGCATCTACTATATCGGTATAACGCTTACCACCAATTATAACATGATTAACTGCATTACCTGCAGTTTCTGTACCCATACCAATATATAAACGGTCGCCGCCATTTGAACCATTATCTGTTAGTCCACTATAGGCTAATTCACCAGCTCCTAGTACTGCTGGGTTACCGCTTACCTCACTACGTTTAATACGTAAAATAGAAGCCATGATTTATTCCTTTAATATTGACCTGATTCAATAATTTGTTGGTCTAATAGATTGTTAGCGGCCCATTTTTGGGTTGATGTATTATATACTAGTAAGCTACCGTTTTGCAGATTAGTAATATCTATATTTGTTAAACCTTGTAAGGTAGTTACGCCTTGTGGACCAATCATACCGGCCACAATAACTTGTGGTTGTTTATTTTCAATTATAACAGTATTATTTTTTTCTGTTACAATAGCCTGAGTACTCATCGGGTAATCTCCTTGACTAAAGTAAGATTTCCTGTAACAAATGTAGTTACTGCTCCGCTTGAATTAGTAAGCTCTAGTGAGTACACAGCAGTAGCAAAATCAAAATTTCTGGTAACATTTGCTGGAATATTTATTGTAATGGTGTAATCAGTAGTGTCAATACTTATGCCGCCACCAGATGCACTAGTTAACTCATGAATAAAATTAGTGCTATCTAACGTTTCGCGTATTTGCATTTGTGCAGTATAGCCAGTTAAATCTATAGGAGTGTTCCACTCTAGTATTCCACCGCTAGTGTATGTGGTATAGTTTGCACTATTTATTTGATTTAACGTTACAGTATTACTAGTTTTAGCTGTTACTAAATAGTACTGATCGTCCCCAACCGTATTAATTTCTTTCATACCACCAACGCCTGTTACTCGCACGCGCCAATTAACAGGACAACTATGTACACTACTTGTAGTAATTACACAAGGTGCAGCTTTACTAATGGCACTAATTTGTGCATAACTTTTAGTTTGACTTTCCCATCTAAAAGTTTCTTGAAAGGTGCTGCCTTCATAGATTTTATAATTAAGTTTGGCAGGTTGCATATTATACCTTTACCTTTCTAAGAGCAGCCAACTTTTTGAAACTATTAAGCTCTACAGTTAGTGCGCTAACTTCTTGCTGTAGTTTATTATTATCAATACTTAATTTGGTTAATTGATTATTCAACTCAACAATCTCATTTTGTAACTTAGTTAGTTCTTCAGTTAGCTTAGCATTTTGTGTACCCATACGCTCCAATTCCTTGTGCATCATTTCAATGACACTAGTTTCTGCGTCTGTACTACGCCATTCTTTTACTAATTTTTGTATACCTACGCCTAGCGCAATTATAGCCATTGCAGCTACTGAAAGTGTTTGCACTAAGCCCTGGTTTTGAATTGCTTCCATTCTAGGCTTTCTCCCTATTAGCAGCATATATAAATATAATAAATTTAAGTCAGGCTGCCAATAGGTTTTTCTGGCACGACTTTTTTGTCAAGTAAAAATATTTAAAACCTTTATTATTCTTGTATATTATAACACAACAGCAAAAAGTTTTCAACTATAAAAAATGCCCTGCTCAAACCGTTAATGAGCAGGGCATCATAAGCAACTTTACAGCTTTAGGTTTCGTATCGACTGCGGTTTCCGTGTTGGTTCAGTCACATCGTTCGCACAGCCGGGGGTAGTTTCGTCGATCTAAATTCATCAATTAAGTACTAGGTTGTGGTATAGGTGGTGGTGTATCCATTTCTGGATTTCGTAATGGTGTGGTTTCTAATACTTTTATTTCATTATATTCTTTAAAAGTTTGTGTGTCATTTACTTTTTGCGATAATAACCAATCTAATATACTTTCGGTATTATACATTAATTGATCTTTGGTAATTTTTAATTTACCTGGTTCTACAGAATAAAAGCCTTCAGCTTTATAAGTATCGCTACCAACCACCATTTCTAAAACCCAATGAATATTTGTTACTAGTATAGAACTATCAGGATTTTCTGGGTCTGGTATGCCCATTGTTTTTATTATTTTCCACATAAATAATACCTTTAAGCATTAATTTGCCATAAACTACTTCTTTTTGTTAATAGTGCTGTGCCTCTAACTGCGGTTAGTGTAACAGTAACAGTTCTAGTACCTTGATTTGCTGGGGTTGTAGCGGTATAAGTAGCTATTCTTGTACCGCTTGATAGTGTAAATAATCCACCATATGCTATACTACCTACTGAAGTATCTGGTAATACAATATTTTCAAATAAAATATTTAAAGCAATATTTTGTGGAGCAGCTATATTTGATCTAACTGTAATAGTATAAGGTTGTCCTACATATGAGCTAGATACATCAACACTTATTAAATCAAAAATAGAATCTGCAACTGTAGATTTACTCTCACACTTAAACATGCCATAATTAATACTACCACTTGTGGGAATATTAGTAGATGAACTAGGTACATAACTGCCACCACGATAGTATTCTGATAAATTTATTGGAGCGCTACCACCAAATTCTTGCTGTATCTCTGTAGCAGTAACTATATTAGGATTAACTACAGTTTTAAAAGAACTGCTTGTAGATGGTATGGCTATTCTATTAGGACTGTCGCTTATATTTCCTAGATCAGTAAAACTACCTGTTGAAATTATTTGATTACTAACACTAACTGTTCCATTTTGTATAGCTAATCTAAAAGCAGCTGTACTAACTGCACTAGTACCACTATTAGCTCTGCGTTCCTCTGCCCATAATGCTGCTATACCAGCCACACTTGGACAAGCTGCACTTGTGCCACTGAAAAGTCCTTGTCCGTGACTAGGACTATCATAGTAAGGTCCGTTTCCACTATACTCGTTAGCACAAAGTATATTATCACCAGGGGCCCATACATCTATACGTGGACCTTTATTAGTATACCAGCTTAAATAGTCTGTTTCACTAATAGCGCCAACACAAATTGGTCCTGCACCACTACTGGATGTTACATCCCAATATCCTGCTCCAAGAGTTTCTTGTTGTGATCCAGCTGGCTGAGGGCCACGATGCGTAGTAATCGCATAGTTAGTAGTTGTATCGCCCGATCCATAATACCAAACATTAGCACCACTCTGAAAATGCTGATTATATCTAACACTATCATAACTATAGTTTATTGAATAAGTATTAGCATTTCCTGCCGATCCAATTATAACTACGCTATAATCATCTGCTAAGTCAACAAAATCTGCAGCAATAGCAACATTATAGGATGGTACCATAAGTGCCCAGTTACTGGGCCCACCATAAGTCTGGTCAGCCTTATATAAAAATAAATTATAGGTATTTAATAGAGTACCTATACTTATTCTAGCACCGTCTATCCAACTTTGTCCATATCCATTTAATTGATAATATAGCGGTAATGGTCTATAACCACCGCTAAATCCAGTACTTACACTACTATTAATAATAGCCTGTGATATTGGAAAAGTAGCTAAAGTACTGCTAGTCAATGTAGTACTAGTAGGTATTCCTGTATCTATGCCCCATGGAAAATAATTCCAACTCATGTTAATAATCGTAGGATTTTTATCTCCATAACTAGGATTAGCGGGTTTATTTACTATCCAGGCTTGTATATAATCTACGCACTGCCACCAAGGCATGTATCTAGTCCACTGACTACCATCCCAAAACCAATTAGCTGTATAAATATAAGGAGCAGCAATATTATAAATATTTGCTTCTGGTGCCCAGCCATGTCTACGACCGGCAGCTATACTAGCACAAGATGTAGCATGATAGTCATCAGTACCAGCCCAGCGACTATAATTATAGTCGCTGGCATAGTAAGTTGTTCCAGCTACTTGTGCATTATGCTGAAACCAGTTATAGTTTGCTAGTCTAGAATTGCCTAAATAGTTGAGCCATTCTGGATGATCTTGTTGAATATGGCCATCCCAGATTAATACATCTATGTCTTTTCCTCTGCGGTCTGTACTAGAAGCCAGTTTAGCAAAAATAGATGCGTATCTACTAGTATTACCATTAGTATAACTACTAACATAATTTTGATTAGTTTGTCTGGCAAGATGCCAACTTTGATGCTTTTGGCTGTTTAGTGTAGAAAAGATTTCACCAGTTCTAGCGGTTGAGGGTCCTGTTTGTATATGTCTTAATAATTCTACATTTAAAACTCTTGGATCTTGTTTTAATAGTTCTGCCTCATCGCTAGTTAATTTATAGTGAGTGTTTCTACTATAAGGACGTCTAGCACTTAGTTCTACTGGTCTAAGCGGTACGTGCTGTGGTCCACCAGTAGTTTCCATATCATGATAAAATTCGTCTAAATCTTGTTTATCCTTTAGAGTAACTATATAAATCTTAAGATCATTACTCATTTTACTACCTTTTTATGCAATTCTTTAATAGCTTCAATAATTAATGGAATTAATTTACTATAGTTTACGGCAAGTGTTCCATCATCTCTAGTTACTACGGCTTGGGGTAGTATAGCTTGCACTTCTTGTGCAATTATACCAACGTCATCTTGTTTAGCATAATTATTTGGAATAGCTAAAGTATTTAAATAGTCTTGTTTCCAGGTAAAATCATATCCACCTAATTTTAATAATTTGTCTAGTGGATTAACTATTGTTTTAATATTCTGTTTCAAGTTTGCATCTGAACCAGAATATGCTGTAACTTCTCCAGTTACTATTAAGTTACCTTGTAGAGTATTTGACCAAGTTCCATCGCCACGTAAAAAGTATGCTGTTGTACCACCACTAGGTAAACTGCTACCACTGGCATTAATTGTTACGTCACCTACTCCAGCGGTAGGACTTATGCTTACTCCTGTTCCGGCAATAATCTTACTAACACCAGCTGTAACGGTAGCCCAAGTTCCATCAGCCTTTAAATATTTATCGGTACTACCGTCTGGAATACCAATTGTAACACTACCATATCGTAATTGACCACTACGTATGTTAATAGCAAAATCACTATTATCACATATTGTTACATGCTGTTGTACAGTAGAATTCCAAAATCTACCTGCTGCAGTTATTCCCAAACCGTCGTCTCTATAACCTAGTGCACCTAGTTTATCAGTACCGGTACTAGGAACAACGTAGCCTCCTACTGCTACACCAGTTAAGCTGGTTCCACTATTACTCCATTCGGCTAATGCACCAGCCCATATGGCATTAAAATCTTGAAAAGCTAATGCTGATGCTGTATAACTTCCTGTATTTAAATTTACAGAGCCCGGCCCTGGTGATGCTAAATAAGCAGTGTGTCCCTGCGTGCCTATAAATTGAGCTTGTAAATTTAATAATTTATCTAATTGTTCGCCAGTACCACCAATATGTCCTAAGCTAGTATTGCTAGCATTATAGAATCTTATTTTATTACTATCAGCTACATTAAATTCTATCCGTCTGCCAGTAGTAGCTGTTACTAAACTTCCTTTGATTCCTACATTACCAGTACTATTTAAATATAAACCTGGAGTACTAATAGTTCCATTACTTAAATTTATTTTTGTACCAGTTGTAGCATAATTACTACCATCTCCAGTTCCAGTATGGTTTTGAGAACTAATAGAGCCTGTTTTTATTGCTCCGCCATCTATAGACGTATAATCAAAAGTTGTATTACCATCAGTAGTAATTGTAGTGGGAGTACCACTTGTAAAGGTTACTAATCCACTAAATCCTATAGCTTGAGTAGGAGAACTAAAGGTTGGTGTTCCTGATCCAGTACCAGCAGCGCTTTCTACTACAGTATATGTAGAATACCAATATTTATTACTATTTCCAGCAGCAAAAGTAGGTGCACCTAATGCCCAGTTACTAGTTAAATTAGAGAAACTTGCAGAACTAAATGTAAAACTTGTGGCTGTTGGTGCACTGGGCTGACTAGCACTGGTTAAGCTATAGTATACTTGACCTGTTGCTGTTCTGCGACCATCATTACCAGGGGCCCCTGCAGTACCCTGTATACCTTGTGCTCCTTGTGCTCCTGCCTTACTCTTACTAAGTGAAAAATCTTTTGTTAGTGTTGGGTAACCAGTTCTAGTAGCTGTAATAGTACACACTGCACTATCTACAGCATTTGTTATATTTGTTGCTGTAACAGTTATATTATTCTGACCAATTGTAGCAGGCGTCAATGTCGTAGTTAGCCCAGTACTATCAGATTTAGTTATAGTCCACAGATATGTTTCATTTACAATACCACGAAAAATTGCACCGTAAGTAACTGCTCCAGCATAACTTGATACAGTTCCATCATTAGCTGCAGGAACTGTGTGAGATTCATTAGTAAGTATAAATGTTAATGCATCACTTCCATTATCGCCTCGCCAAATAGTTATTGTATCACTAAGAGTTCCTAGTGTTACTTGTACTTTTACATACCTAACTGTTGTGGCTCCTAGTGCATTAAAATTTGCAGAGGTTAAAGTTCTAGTATTTCCTGTTCCAGTCAGTGTAACAGCACCTAAAGAAGTATTACTAGCATTATATGCTGTTGCTGAAAAAACTGGAGTTCCTGTAACATTCTGTAATTTTGCAGTAAAAGTTATGCTAGCTGGATTAGTAGCTGTAGTTGCATCTTTGTTTGGAAATATAAAAGCCCAATCGGTAGTTTCTAGAGATAGTAATGCTACTGTACTCAAAGTAGTAGCAGATAGTTCTGTAGACAGATCATAAGTATCTGGATCAATACTACTTATTAAGGCGTATTTTACATAATAAGTAGTGTTGTCATCTAAAGTTTGACTAGCGTCTGATACAGGTCCAGAAATATTTATATTAAGACCTGTACCATCATAAGCTAACGTACCTTGAGCAGGCGGCGTAAAGCCACTAGTAGTTGAATACCAGACTTTTACGCCAATTAAATCATCTCTAATATCAGTAGTTCTAATACTGTCATAGGGTGTATCTATAATAAGATTTAACGACTTTATACCAGAAGTCAGCTTTGCTGCCATATAACTATTCCTACTTAATTGTTGTAATTAATATTGATCCAGTAACACTAGTAGAACTATAGTTATCATTCTTATCTACCGCTCTGCACGCTATTCTATAGTTAATACCATTTGTAGATATTCTAGGTTTGGCAAAATCTTTTAAGTTAAACACACCGGCATAAGTATTTTTAACTACTTTGATATTATTTGTTGTAACATCTAAATCCCAAAAATCTCCAGATCCAGTATCTTTATACAATCTAAACTCATACTCTTTAAAACTTGGATCAGTATTATTCAGTACCCCATCAATAGCAGTACTTGCTACAGTTTGTGATTTATCTATTTGCCAACTTGTGCCGCTGCCACTTTTTATATAAGTATTAGGTAATATATTTGTTCCTCTAAGCAACATGCCTACTTTGGGTGTTCCAGTAGACAGAGTACCTATAGTTAGTGTAGTACCACTTATACTAGATCCAGTACTTGTAAATGATGTTGAGGGTAATACTACTACATAGTGATTATTCAAATCTACTGTTAATTCTGGAGATTTTAATAATGTTATGCTTTTACCTTCTACTGATATTAGCTTTTCATCGCTCCAAGGACCAACTATGCTTCCTATACTGTTTATATATCGTAATCTAATTTTATAAACTTGACCACTAATTAGGCCAGTAATTGTTATAGAGCTTTGTTCTTTGAATACTTCATAGAATTGATTATTACCAACTTTGTCAAAACTACCGTTAGCACTAATTATTTCTAATTGTACTTTCTGTGCTTGTAGGCTTAAATCATCAGGATTGCTAAAACTAACTATAGTAACATTTTGATAGTTACCTGGTGATACTTGTTCGCTTAAAGCGCTATTGCTAATAGCTTGTACAAATACTGGTGATTTTGTTATACTATTCTTTACAATTAAATTATTGGTTAAAGTTATATTGCTTGAATAGGCTGGCAAATCTGTATTAGTATCTAACAAATCTAATGAATATATACTTGGAGAATAGTCTACTAAGGTTAATCTTGCGCTTAAATTAGTACTGGGCTCAATCGCTAATACTATTAATTCTTGCGTTTCCTTATTAGTTTCTCCTATCATGTATAAGTTATCTATCTCTACACCATCCCCACCTACTAATGCCTGTGTTAATGTAATATTTGTATAATAACCTGTTGTAACTACTGGCACCAATGTTCTTAGTACAAATCCTGTACCACCTACTTGCGTAATATTATTAGTACGTATACGAATCTGATAAGTTTTAGCGCTTTCTAGGTATACTTCGTCTGTTAGTGTAATACTAGTGCCGCTATATGTTTTTATGCGACCAGTACCACTACCCCATAGTGGAACATCGTGTGATACACGCACTAAGTCTCCGCGCGTACAGACTAAGTATTCAAAATCAACATTAAGTGTATAAGTTTCAGGACGCAGTTTTAACTGAGCAAAATGAAATCTGGCTAAGTATTTAGCCTGTGCACTGTTAGTAACACCAGGTAGATTTAGTTCTTCTATTAGCTCAACAGTGCTATCTGTTTTACCAAAGTTGCAAACAATTAGCTCATCTTGCTGATAAGACTTTTCTTCATTAACAAAAGATATTCTAAAAGCATCTGGTATTCTTGGCAACGTT